AAAGTGGTATAATAAATATTTTGTAAGACCACTTCAGAGATTCATTCAGACCATTAAAGATTTCCCATCTGAAGCTAAGTGGTTTTATCAGCGTGGAAGTAGAGGTTGGTCTGATAGGTCAGTTTGGTCTATTGATACTTGGTTGGTAGATAATTTGACTCCGATGTTAGAAAGATTGAAGAACAATAAGCTCGGCACACCAGTAACAATGTTTAGAAAGAAAGATGGCGTTGATAAATATGGAAATTCAACTGATGAAGCAGATAGATTGGCAGAACAAAGGTGGGATAATGTATTGAATGAAATACTTTATGGCTTAAAGTGCGCGAAGAAGCTTCAAGATTACGATTACGAAGATAAAGAAGAAGTAAAGAAGCTAACACAGAGTTCTCGGCGTTCATTTGAGTTGATTGGAAAGCACTTATTTAATTTGTGGGATTAGTATGAAAATAGATTATCAATTAACAAAAGAAAAAATGAAAGATGTCAAGTACGAAGAATTAACAGCAATACTCATTGATTTCAGCAAACTTATAAGAAAATCTTATCATTGGGATGGAGAACATATTAGCACTGCTAACGAGATAATTAGATGGGCGGACATTCATGATGAGAATTAAATCTTTGTTATACCACGTAGGAGAATTAATCAAAACTATAATTAATTACATAGTTTTCAGAGTATCAGGACATACTATAACATGGGAGGATGAGCCAGCTCCATACATTAATAATGTAGATGAGACAGATGTGGATACTCCAGTGGATTGGTCAAAGCTTGAAGCAGAAGAAGACGAGGAGTTTTTAGGAATATGAATCCGATCTTACAATTAATACTTTATTTATTTACAGCAAATGTTATAGCGTGGTTCCAAATTCAAGGACAATTCCTAACAGGCAAAGCAGGAAAACTTCTAAGCACTGATCTAGCGGTAGTGCTGCTAGGTATACCAATCGGCTGGTTGTTGTGGAAGTCAGCAGCATTATCTTACACTATATTCGGCGGCGTATGGAATATTAGGATGATAGGCTTTGGAATGGGAACAATGATCTTCGGAATACTGACATGGTCAATATTGGGAGAGACACCTGCTTGGCATACTACTATTTCAATTATTTTGGCTATAGCAATTATATTACTACAATTTTCAAACTTAACAATGAGGAGCTAATATGGAATTTACTAGACTATCTGGATACGATCAGTATATTTTACTGTCACAACAAACTCGTAATATCGGATCTAACGTGCAAGCATACGCATCGTTTGTAAAAGTTATGTCATTTCTAGAGAAGTGTTCTAAGTCTGATTCTAAGGTGGTAAATTTCGATGACAAGATCATCGAAAAACCACTAACACAACAGGAAGCACAGAGAGCATTAGAAAATATCAAAAAAATTAAATGGGACAACACAGTTATGGGTGTTGCAAAATTCATGAAGTTAGAATTAAGATGACATAATGACATTATAATTTAAAATTGTTATAGTAAAGTATGTCAGTATGACACACAAAGTATACTGGCATAGTTTTTTCTTATAATATAATAGGAACGCCTCTAGAGGGTTCCGCAGTTAGTTCATAGAATAACACAACAAGGAGAAAAATAATGAGCTTAATAGTAAAAAATGGGTTGCAATTTCCAACCATTTCAAGAGACAACTTTCTAACACCTTTTGATAAGATGTTTGATAGTATGTTTGAATCAAACTTTCCAGACTTTATGAATGAAGTCGGTGTAAAACCGTTTAGCACTTCCGCTTACCCTCGCGTAAACGTTTACGAGTACGAAGACAAGGTAACTGTTGTTGCTGAAATTCCAGGCATCAGTAAGGATAATCTTACAATCGATGTTGAGGATGGTACACTTACTATCAAAGGAAGTAAGCACGGGTTTGAAGAAGATCCAAATGCAACTGTAATTCGTAAAGAACTCAAGCATTCAGCATTCGAAAGAAAGTTTACATTGGGTGAGTCTTTAGACGGTGATAAGATTCAGGCTAATTTTAAAGATGGGTTACTATCTATTAAAATTCCGAAACTAGAACCTGAGAAACCAAAAAGAACTTTTGTAAAAATAAGTTAAGGTTACAGTGTATTCTAACAGAGAGGTGATTTCCGTTTTCAACAATATAGACAGGAACAACGGGATTGTGTGTAGGCTTAGGGTGGCTCTGTTATGAAACGAATAATAAGCGTTGGCGACGTAATGTACTATATAAAAGGTACTCAAAACGTTGCCGGCGCTGATATTAAAGGCATGGCTTATTGGAAAAAGAAGTGGAATACAGGTCACGTACTAAAAAATGGAAATACTTATTATTTCTGCAATGAGATAATTATAGCTGACTATACGGAGCTATAAAATGGAGTTTATTCAGAATAAAGTGTTTCCTTACATAGTTGCATTCAGCGCTGGGTTAGTAGCCTTTAGCGCTGCTTTCTTCTCTGTATTCGGATTATCAAAACTATTTGCCGGCGCACAGATGTCAGTAGTTATCATGGCTGGAAGCCTTGAATTTGCGAAACTCGTTGCGGCATCTTTTCTTTATAGATACTGGGATAATGTTCCTACATTCTTAAAGAACTATCTACTTGTCGGCACATTTATTCTTATACTAATCACGTCAGCTGGTATTTTTGGTTACTTATCAAATGCATACCAGGGCGCAACAATAGAGTTTGAAAAGCAATCGACTGTATTAATATTCAAACAAGACCAATTAGAACAATTAAATGAAGACAAGATATTTCTAAAAGAAGAACTAGGGGCTGCAATCTCTGAATTACCAGAAAACTATAGGTCAGCAAAGGCAAAATTAAGAAATGAGTACCAGCCACAGATCTCAGAGATTAACAAAACTATACTTGATATTAAACAAGACATAGGTGATTTAAAAGCTAAGCTAGTCGACACAGGTGTAGATGTAGGACCAGCAATATACTTAGCTAGAATATTTAATACTGAAATTGATACAGTTGTAAAATGGTTTATATTCGTACTAATATTTGTATTTGATCCATTAGCTGTATCGTTAGTAATTGCAGCTAATGTCGCATTTGAGTTATCTGCACCAGATAAACTCAATATTAAACAAAAGAGTAAGAAGCACCGACGCAAGTTTTGGGAGATGTACCTTGATAGAGAAACCAAAACACTGCCCAATGAATCTTCTAATGAAGAGAATGAAGAGCAAGTTACAGTTCCCAAAGTAAAAAAGAAAAAAATAATCCCCGGTGAAATTGAAGTTAATTAAAAAAAGGCAAAAATAAGCCTTTACTTTGTCGCGGATTATGCGTAGATTGTAGTACAATAAACAAGAGGTTACAAACATGAATGAAACATTATACACAACTAGTTACTTGATTGGTGTCGAAGAACACTTATCTAGAAGCCCAATTAAAGGCAAGCTTCGTAACATAACACTGTTAGCTTTGCTGAATGAATGCGGCTGCTTAGCAAATATACACGGCATACCCATCCCACAGAGAGAGATCGATGAGATCAAAACTCTCTCAGTTGTCTGGAAATCGGATGGAGATGCTGGCGATATTGATATTAGCCAAGTTTACAATTATGATACTGGAGAGGTTTACTGGGAAGATCCAGATATAGGGGATGGGTTTGGTAAATGGACGAAGAATGATGAAAAACTTGTATGCTCACTTTTAATGTGGGGAAATGTAGAACAAACAACAGGAGAGCTATACTAATGTATGTAGACAATTTAGACAGATCAGGTCAAGAAGTACTTTGTAGTGACTGCAGCAGATTAATAATTGTTTCAGAAACTGCGTCAGGTGGGACCTGCTCTAACTGTACACAAAGGAAGTGCCTTGCTTTATTAAGCGATTCAGAACGTGATAGATTATTTGGTGTTGGTGCTTCAAAGTCATCTGGGCCGGCCAGGCCGCGAGGTTGGAAGTGGATGAAGGTATTTGTGGACGCGAAAGGAAGTGTCTACTACAAGGGTGTGGAGCAGCCTAAACTTAAAGGTACGTTACCCATCACAGATACTGCAGCTATTAAGGCAAAGCAAAAAGAGAATAAGGCAAAGCGGGGTGTTGTTGAAAATAAGAAGCTATTGATAATGGCTGCGGAAAAGAAAGCACTTAAGAAGGCTATTGAAAAACAAAAGGATTTTTTAAATCACAAAGCAGGAGATAAATAATGCGCAAAGACAAATTAAAAGTTGGACAATTTGATCACTACAAACGTTGGACGTCTAATGAAGGTTACACATTTTTAGCTAAAGATTTGGCTGATGCAGAACTATATCAAAAAAAGATGAATTTGGCTGGCAAGCTTTCGGAGGTAATAGTTGAAACAAATAATTAATTGTCTCAAGCACAAAAATCCTGTTATAAAAAAGAAGCTTAAAGAAGTCACGCTTGAAGAAGGTGAAAAAATTGCAGCAGAATTATTTAACATTTTGGCAGAAAGAAAAGATGGTGTTGGGCTGGCTGCTAGTCAAGTTGGAATCGATGCTGCTGTTGCTGTGGTTAATGTTAGAGAACCAATTGCATTAATTAACCCTAAGGTTGTTAGTGTTGGCGATGAAGTAGCTTATTATGAAGGGTGCTTATCTTTCCCAGGCAAAGGTGTTAACACAACACGCTTTGAAACAGTTGAGATCACATCTGAAAATGTTGATGGCACCATGGTATTCAGCGGATGTGAAACACAAGGTGGTGACTCATGGGGCACATGGGAAGCACAACATGACGCAAGTGATGATCGCGAAATGAGAATGTTAGAAGCAGTTGCTATTCAGCATGAGATCGATCACTTAAATGGTATTGTTTGTATGGACAGAAGAATTGATGCGACAGTTAGAAGAACAGAGCCTAAGTTAGGACGTAATGATCCTTGTGAATGTGGCAGTGAAAAGAAATATAAGAAATGTTGTCTCAACAAATGACAGATACTAAAGAATTAGCCAAATACATAAAGAAACAATTGAGAGGTTGTCGGATTAAAGGTGCTGGTGGAGAATGGTTATATATAGAGGAGCCAGCAGAGGGCACATTGGAATTTTGGATACAGCAATTCAAGACAAGAAAATGTACTGGTCATTCAGAATGGTCAGAACGATATCAATGTAATTTGTGGATAAATGATAATCAATAATGGGCGATAAAATGAAAACACCATTTCAAATAATAGAACGAATGGTAAGAGACTATCCAAATGATATGATATTGGGTAGTAAGATCAGACACTATATTCGTTGGCTAAGAGAAGCTAAGAATAGGAAAGATGAAACAAACGATTAATTGGCTTGCGACACTAGTTTGGCTAGTGTTTATACCAGTATTTATTTTTCTTAGCTATTATGGTTTAGCTAAATTAGTACGGTGGATGTTGTATGGCTAGAGACGTATTTGGAAATAAGAGAGTAACCAAAGAAGATTTGTATACCAAAAAAAGAGTATCTCAATCTGATGTACGAGGTGAATATTTGAAAATAATACTTTGGCTTTTGTGTGCGTATTTGTATTTTCATTTTATTATGATGGGATGGACGTGGTGATAGGCCACACAATATCATTACTATTGGATATTTATTATAAATGAAATTCACAACAAAAATCAATAAGCACTTTTTAATAGTTAAAAAATCATTTGTTGACAAAGAAGGCAAGCTTCTTAGATATACGCTCCCAATAGGCAGTGAGTTGGTTTACTATAAAGGATTAAGAAGAGGAGCAATAGTAAAAATACTAGTGCTTAGAAGACTATTAAAATTTAAAGTTATTACGTATAGCACTGATAAGCATAAATTGTATTTTAATGATATACATAAAGACGGCAACTTTTTTGGAATCAGATTCTGGTCACACAGGCACACTGTAGAAAAATCAGCAGTTGAAGATGATAAAACAATCATTACAGATGAAGTCACATTTACAACTAGGAATAGATTGCTAGATTTCATTTTAGGTATTTTCGTAAGAGTACATTTCAATATTAGAACAATCAAATATAAATTATTTTTTTAGTTTAGGAGCAAAGAAATGGGACAGAAACAATGGCCTGAAGAACGGGCAGAGATTGCTATATGGTTATCCGGATTTTTAGGCACATATAAAAAATGGGTCGATAAGATTTTGGATAATGATAATCATGAAGTAACTAAAAATAAAATAGTAGACTTACTTTCAGATTGGATAGCAAAGTTAGAAGAAGAAAGAGTTAAAATAATGAAAATGACGGACACAGTTAAGGAAGAAGACGATATTTAAATATATGAAGAGACTTTGCGAAATATCAAATAACGCGGGAAGCTATTCAGCAGATGGCGGAGAGCCAGACACTGGATGGTTACCGGGCGGAGATACAAGAACGCTGGGTTTTGAATCAGGAAAGCCAGAACCATGGTTTCATCAACTTGGTTTTGAGCAAACTGATTTTCCTACTGCTTCGTTTATTTTTGGATCTAGAGCAAAAGATAAAAAATATACAGCCCTAGTTTCAAAACGAATTCCAGTTAGCAATCTTAGGGACACACTTAAAAGTTTAGATATAGAAATTGATGAATTAAAAAAGAATACGCAAACGATGTACAGGGATCTTAGCAGATGATACAACAAGATGCACCATTACTTGATTTAGGAACACTTCAATATGAGATTAGCAAAGTATGGAAAGTACTGCCTGATATTATGGGAAAAGAAGCATTTGTTGACGAAGATATTAATGAATGTGTGAATGAAGTATTTAAGGCATTAATATATGATTATGCAGCAAATAAGGCTTTAAAGAACTCTGGCGAAATTTTAAATTACAAGCTAGCAGAGAGTTAAAATGAATGTTATATTACCCTGGGCGGCTAGCCCAAAAAGTACAACAGTAACTAGTATAAATTTACCAGCTTATCCATATTTAGTGTCAAACAAAATAGAAGGGGTAAATCATATGCTTTCACTTGAAGAAATTATTATGAGATTAGAGGCAGCATACGAAGATAAAGATTGGGATGCTGTTGATTTATTATTACAAGATTTAAGAATCGCAGAAGAAGATATTGACCAATGGACTGAGAATTGGGGCGACTAAAAGATATGGGCCCGCTGGGTATCGACGGGTGTTTTTTGACAATTGAGTGCAGCAGAGTTTGAACAAGACTCGAGACAAAAGGTTCACTAATCAATATGGCGATAATTCGCTAGACGGGTTGGTAATAGATTGGCATTTAGCCGATACTGATTCAGCACCATTTATTGGGGCTGAGTCGGCTTACCAACCAACTTACGCCTTCGCGGCTTAAGTTATTGGGTTGTTCAACACCCGGTTATAAAATAAGTTGAACACAAACTCGTTGGCCATTTTGGAGTATAACCAAAACCCAGTTAAAGGATACGTTCTGCAAAAGAAATCCACATGGTTGTTTGTTGGCTACTACCGATAGAAGCTAACTAAGCTGTAACGACTCATTGCTGATGGCAAACCGGACGGGAGTTCGAATCTCCCCGGGTCCACAAAAAAATGAAAATAAGTAAAAAAAAGCCTTTCATCGCATTAAAAAATGTTATAGATTCTATTAACAACAAGGAGTACGCCATGTATAATCAAAACAAATATTTGGTTATGTTAGTATTGATCACTATAATAAACGGTTATGTATCAACTAGCTTCATGAAACAGAACAAAGAGATATATCACAATCATTATGAAACTCTAGTTCATGAAAAACAGGATCTACAAAATCAACTAGACGAATTCTATCATCACGGAATTAAAGTTGATGTAACAATGTATCAACCAACACATTACCAAACAGACGACACACCAGACATAACAGCAGATGGTACAAAAATTAGAATAGATAAGGCTTCTGAATATAAGTTCGTAGCTTTGTCTCGCAATTTACTGAAACGTTGGGGTGGACCTTTTGATTACGGTGATTATATTTTACTTAAGGGTGCTAATACTAAAGACGGTGTCTACCAAGTTCGTGATACTATGAATGCGAAATGGGTTAATGTTGTAGATATATTAGAATCAAAACATGTTCAGCCTTACAAATTTGAAGACTGTAACATTATTAAAATGCCATGGGCACAGGAGAATGCATGAGATTAACTGCAGAACAGATTCAAGATAATTGGTCTGAGTTACATAAAATAATAGACAGTACTTTTGAGGGTGAACGTCTAGAAAAAATTAAATCCCTTCACAAACACTTTGAAGATAGAATGATACTTGCACCTGCATCTGGCCGGGCATGGTATCACAATGCATTCCCAGGAGGCTATGTAGCACACATTCTTAATATAATACAGTGGTCACAAAGTTACTATGCGCTATTCGAAGCACAGGGTATGCACGTTGATGATATACCAATGGAGTCCGTTGTATTTGCGGCTATGTTTCACGACTTAGGAAAGTTAGGTAATTTAGAAGATGACTACTATGTTCCTAACACAGATGAATGGCGAGCAAAGAAATTACAGGAACATTACAATCATAATCCAGCAATTCATTATATGACTGTTACAGACAGGGCAATATGGATATTGAACCAATTCAATATAACCATGTCAGAATCAGAATATCTAGGCGTAAGGTTAGCAGACGGTTTATACAATGAACAAAATACTTCTTATTATATGGAAGGCGCAGAATGGAAAGCTATGAAGACAAACCTACCCTTGATAATTTCTTTTGCTGACAACACTGCAGCTAGACAAGAGAAAGAAGTGTTTATGCTATCAGGTGAGTCACGGATTGATTTCCCCAAGTACATGAAAGGTGAATCAAAAGAAGAAGAATTAGTAAAGAATTTAGATACTAGTAAACTAAAGGAGTTATTTAAATGATTATAGAAGTTAACATGTTACTGTTTATATTATTCTGTATATTTGATATTGTTATGATTTATGTTATATTCAACCTGTATAGGAAAGTAGATTTCTTAGAAGGTGTATTGGACAGAAATTATACAGCATTACAAAATATTTTAACGAATATGCAACAGATTGATTCAACAGGACATTTTGAAGCAGATGATGAAGTTGGTACAACATTTTCTGCATTAAAAGAAGAAATTAACAGATTAGACAGCTTAATAGAGGAACAAAACAATGCCACGTAAAAAATCAAAAACAAGAATGTATTTCCATGAAGGAACTGAACAGGGGATTATAGATTATAATGCTGCAGATGACTGGAGGGAAAAGAATCAAATTTATAACGAACACTTAAGACAACCTTTTGAGAAGCTTTGTGAAAATATAATCCACACATTCAAGTTTTATCATTTTGATGTGCCGTCTGAGGATGTAAAGCATGAAGTTATATCTTTTATGATTACTAGACTTGGTAAGTATAAGCAAGGCAAAGGAAAAGCATTTTCTTATTTTAGTGTAGTTGTTAAAAATTGGTTAATATGTCATAATAATGCAAACTATAAAAAGATGAAAACGCATACTGACGTTATAGATTTGAAACACAAGGATGCGAAGAAGGTAACGTATGAGAGTAAAGAGACACAAATGGCTGAGCATAGCATATTCTATAACAGCGTAATAGACTATTGGGAATCAAACATCCCAACAGTTTTTAAGAAGAAGCGTGATAAAGATATTGCACTTTCTATTATTGATTTAATGACACGTGTAGAGTCAATTGAGATTTTTAATAAAAAAGCCTTATATATTTTACTAAGAGAAATATCTGGTGCGCAAACACAACACATTACAAAAGTATTAAATATAATGCGCACACATTTTAAGTCACTCAATACTCAGTGGCAAAAACAAGGCTTTGTAAGCACAGACGGAAGCATAAAGCCAAAAGGATATCTGAAAACATTTTGAGATTCTATATATTTATAATCAAAGGGCCAGTTTTATGTCTACTGATTATAAAGTATTTGATAATGTAACACTATCTGATTTATTTAAAAAGATAAACGATAACTCAGCACGCAACAAGATTCAAATAGAAACTATCATCCAAGATATGATGGTGTTTATTAAAGATCCAAGAAGTGCTGCTGAATTATTTCCTATGATAAGTGGCTTTATGGAAACTAATGTTCGTAATGATGAGCTGCTAGTTAAGCTAGGCGCAGTGGTCCAAAGAGTTATGCAATCTGATTCACAGAGTGGAACTGATGATTTTGGATTAACTGACAGGGAAAAAGAAGACATCCTACAAAAGATCAATTCAGCTACAGAATCTATTCAAAGTGAAATTGACGATATAACGTTACAAACACAGGAGTAACACATGGCTAGGGTTTTCGGTGGTGTCCATTTAGATCGGATAAATCCATCAAAAACAATTGAAGCATCAAGTAAGCTGACAACACAAAAAGCTGCAAGAGATATTGCAACAAAAGTGTTTGAAGGCTTAGCAGAAGTATCTATACAGATAATTCCTGTTGAAGTGCGTGAAGTTTTTTATAACGAAGAGGACATCGATAATGATAATAGCTTATCTTATAAAGATATAGGCTGTCTAAGATTTAGGGCATTTAAGGGTTTTGAGTTTCCTAATGATTTAGCATACCCACTTTATTCAAATATTAAAAATTATCCCGTATTTGGGGAAATGGTACATGTTATTATTGTTGGAAAAGTGGCATATTGGATGACACCAATTAACCAAAAAAGAGACGTAAATAATAATTCTTCAATTGGAATGACAGGCGCCTTCCCGCTTAAGCAAGGCAAAGATACAATTTATAATTTAACAAAAGGATTTCAGCCAACAACAAAAGCAAGGCCTACAAGACAGGTCGCCGGTGATATTGTATTCGAGGGAAGAACAGGACAATCAATAAAGCTTGGAATGAATAAACCCTATATGGTAGGCAAAGCATTAGTATCTCAACCGATTATCAAATTACGTCTATCAAATGCTAATGAGGATGTGGATGCTAGATACAAGCCTAAAGAAGAAAACATTAGTGACGATGCTGCTTCAATTTATCTTACGTACGATGAAGAGATTAGTTTAGCACCTGCTAGATTAATTTATAATGATGATAATAAAATGACGCCGACCGTGCACACAGGAAAACAAATAATATTAGATTCTGATAGTATAGTTTTTAATACAAAATTGGGTAAAGCCCACGATATTAAAATGTACTCAGGCGCAGATGTTAGTATTGTATCAAAGGGTGATACGAAGATAGTTGGGAAAAATGTCTATATAGGCGACGCAAGAAAAAAAGCAACGTCAATCGATTCGCCAAAAGGCGGGTTTGCAGAACGTGCTGTTTTGGGCGCGGCACTAGTGGACCTTCTTTTTAACATGGCAATCACATTAGAAGCAGCAGGGTTTGATCTTCAGGCGGGAACAAGCATTGGTAATTTAGGCATGCCAGCTCCTGATCCACAAGCAAAGATGGCAGGATCACGTATGGCTGCTCTATTCGGACCGAATGGGTCATTTACAAAAGAAAACTTAAGAGATGCATTGTTAAGTAATCATGTATACATTTCTAGAAACTCTCCGGGTGAATAAATAATGGCACTACATTGTGAACATATTACAAATATAAGACGACACTTACCAGAAGGCGCAAGATTATTAATGGGAGATCAGATTGTTGAAGGGTGTGCAATAAAAGTGTCCAATACAGTTGAAAAAACTGCACAGTCTGAAGAAGAGTATAAGCAAAATATTGCAATTGCAGAAATATATGGGCTGACAGAAGAAGATTTAAGTTCTGATCCATTAGTAACAACGCCAGTCGGAACAAAAATATATGCACCTCAACCATTTTTCATTACTGAGCCTGGGTGGGAAGTGTGCGCACCTGGCGCTGAAGTTATTCATGCTGGATACGGCGGAGAAGTAAGAGCCTTCGGTCCAGGGGCTGATTTATTAGAAGGAGATCTGCTAGTTAACGGAACAGTTGTAGATCCTAACGGAGCTTCTGTTGAGGCTCCATATTTGATTCCAGGTGTTGGTTACAATGTTGGCCCTGATGGTGCTGTTATATCACCGACAGAGAGCGATGATGCAAGTGGATATTGTAGTCTTCAAGAGCTAGCTGGGCAGGGAAGAGCAGACACAAAAAGAGTTCAGGACTCCATATTCCCAGACTTAGAATTAGATTTTGAAATCCCCGGTCTAGACATGACTTGGTGGGTCCCTATACAAGAGAAGATAACAGAGATTACATCACTACACACAAAGTTAGCTACGAAGGTCAGCGGGCTTAAAGCAAAGATAGATGCTGATCCTGATCCGGATGCTATTTGTAAGTATATGCCACAGGCAGAAAAATTATTAGCGTTACTTCGAGATGTTCAGCGACTCATTATACAAATAAGACAAGTTGTGCAGGTAGTCCGGACGGCAGTTGCTACTGTTAAAAAAATAATTGATACAATAGAAGCAATATTTATGATTGGTAAGGCTGTTAAACTGGCATTCGTTTACTTATTGATTAAGCAAATGATTATGGGTTTAGCACAAATGATCGATGCATTAGCAAGATCACTTTTAGATGCCAATAGAGTATTGCCACAATTAGTCGCAATGTTAGCAGCAATGATTCAAGCTTGCGCAAATCAAAGAGGGCTTGAAAGCGGATTATCTAAAGAAGACTGTGAAGCGCTTGGTGGCACATGGATTGATGCTGGCAAAAGGAAAGGCGATGTGGGACCAGGTGAAGCCGGCGCAGGCTTTGGGGACAAGGATATACAGAATCTTATAGATGATCTAAATGATGATTTTGATCTATATTTAAGACCAGGTTTGGTTCTTAATGCCGGTGATGAAATAAAATCTGGGTGTGTTAAGGGCGGAGATGCAGTAGAAGTAATTGCTCCACCAATATTTATTATACCTGAAACTAATCATCCATGGGTTGTGTGTGAATCAGCTGCATCAGGAACATCAGATAACGCTGTAATATCTGAATCAGAAATTCAAGCAGTACTAAATAGTCAGCTAGTTGATCTATCTGATTGTCTAACAAGAATAGATGAAATAGAATCAACAGCAAATTTTAATTAAAGAAGAAAGGTCACAAAAAAATGAAAGCAAATAAAATAATGGCACTTAAAAAGGTGATTAAAGAACTGGTAGAAAAAGAAGTTGCCAAACAAATCAACATTGTTGTTGAGGAAATGAGAAGTCCAGCACCAATATCAGAAGCTGATGCAGCTGAGCACTACACTGGCACTGAGCCGCCGTATCGTCCCGAACCATTGGGCTCTAAAGAATATACTCAGCTAGCTAAGGATCCAGTTTTAAATAGAATTTTAAATGAGACGCAAGGCGGCATATCCGATACACCTGTAAGTATGCCCGGGATGGCCCAGGAAGTGACAGGTGTGCCAACGACTGCAAATCAAAATATTCAAGTTCCAGATTTTATGCAAAAAGCTATGAGCGGACATTCTGCAAAAGTAGTAAAAGAAATAGAGAGCAAGCATGGCACTAAGTCTTAGTAGATTAATCAGAAATCTTGCAAATGTGAAGCACGGTCACACAAATCAGAATAAGTTTCTGAAAACAAAAGCCAAGATAAAAGAGATGAAGGACAATGTACAGGAAGCTTCAAAGGACGCGATTGCTATTCATGATTATATTTCGAGAGCAGATGTCGTGTCCGGAGGCGGCGGCGGAACACCTATACTGGAGCCAAGTTCACTTAAATTTGCTGTAGATGATTTGATGATAATATTAGAAACAACAACGCCCGGAACAACAGTAAGAAATGAGTTAGTAAATAAGCTAAAGCTGAACCTAGAGATCGGTATTGTGACAACTTCTGCAGGTATTAGATATTTAACTACACGGGGGCGCGCTCTTCAATTAGGAAGAACTTTTAGGGTGTTTAACACACAAATGCTTAAATTACTATCAAACCCGGTAGGGAAGCTTAAATAATGGCACTAGAAAACCCAAGAACAACATCAGTTAGGACCAGAGATAAAGATCCTGATACATTTATTGGAATATCTCTTCCAGCAAGACGAGGGAGACAAGGGTGGTTTGCTTCTACAAAAACTATTGCAGAACAAACAAAATCAAATCTTAAAAATCTCTTATTAACTGTAAAAGGTGAAAGGCCATTTCAGCCAGAATTAGGATGTGATTTATTTAATGTTTTATTTGAGCCAATGGACGATAGCCTGGCAGCAAAAATTGATAGTTCAATTAGGGATGCTATAGAACTATGGTTACCTCACGTAAACGTGAAGGGTATAACTGTTGAGCTAGAGCCCACATCAAATTTAGTTCATGTTAGTGTAACGTTCAACACAGATGTTGATCCTAAAGCAACGGACACATTAACATTAAATTTATCGACATCAGGAGAATAATAAATGCCAATCGATAAACAAAGACCAAAAGATATAAATTTTTTAAATAAAAATTTTACAGGATTGCGTGGTGATTTAATAGATTTTGCAAAAGCATATTTTCCAAGTTCATACTCAGACTTTAATGAAACTAGCCCGGGAATGATGTTTATAGAGATGGCTGCATATGTAGGTGACATTTTATCTTTTTATATTGATGAACAATTTCGCGAATCATTATTAGCTTATGCTGAAGAGCGAAAAACTATTTTTGCTATAGCACAATCTTACGGATATAAACCTCAAATATCTAGACCCGCAGCGACAACACTTGAATTATCAATGACAGTTCCAGCAGCAGGAACTGGAGATAGCGCAACACCAAATTATGCTTACGGATATAGAGTAAAACAAGGAAGTGTTGTATCTGCAGATCAATACGGAAGAACTTTTAGAACTGTTGCAGAATGCGACTTCTCCACATCTAGCTCACTTGATCCAGTAACTGTCACAGAGTATGAAAAAGTTGCTACAAATATTACAAAGTATCTACTTACAAAAAATGTTAGAGCAGTTAGCGGTGAAGTAACACAAGAAAAATTTACGTTTGGAACATCAAAGGCATATGATTCTCTTACACTGGGAAGTAAAAATGTTTTAGAAATAATATCTGTTACTGATAGTGAGGGCGGCAAGTGGTATGAAGTAGAATCACTCGCACAAGATTTAATTTATGATGAAGTTAGAAATGACGCAGAATACGATCCAAACTTAGCAGGATATAATGAAACAACACCTTATATGTTAAAGATGATTAGAACAAAGAAGCGATTTAAAACATATATTAAGGAAGATGGATTTGTACAACTAATGTTTGGTTCTGGAACAGCAACAGAAAATGATGAAGAAGTAATACCAAATCCGTCAACAGTTGGAAACTCTAATGTTAACTCTAATTTTCTAAATGCCAATTCTGCTTTAGATCCTGCAAATTTTTTAGAGACGGCAGTATATGGTCAAGCACCTGCTAATACAGAATTAACTATTAAATATTCTACTGGCGGTGGCATAGAAGATAACGTGCCTAGTAAATCGATAGTATCATTAAGAAATTTAGATGTTGCAATTAATTCAGTAGGATTAGATGCAGTACTGGTTCAAGAGTCAAAAGATTCACTTTCAGTTACAAATCCAAATCCTGCTACGGGAGGAAGAGGCTCTGAAACAATTCATGAAATAAAAGAAAATACAAAACAATATTTTCAAGCTCAACAAAGGGCCGTAACAAAAGAAGATTACATTACAAGAATTTATAGCATGCCAGCAAAGTTCGGCAATACTGCAAAAATCTATATCACAGGTGATGACCAATTAAATTCTGGCCAGGGCGTCTTAGAAGATCAAGTGCTCACACCTCAAAAATTAATGTCAGATTATGTTATGAAAAATGAGCCGCTAAAAGTATCGGAGCTGCAAGTTAGAATACCTAACCCTATGGCATTAAATTGCTATGTAATGGGATATGATAATAATAAGAATCTTACAAAAGTAAATGAAGCAACAAAGCGAAATATTAAAACATACTTAGGACCCTACAGAATTTTAACAGATGCGCTTAATTTAAAAGATGCCTACGTAATAAATATTGGAATTAGATTCTCTATATACGCAAAGAAAGGCTACAACAAAGAGGAAATAATATTTAAAGCAATTCAAAGAATTAAAGCTTATTTTGATATTGACAAGTGGCAAATAAATCAACCCATTCTATTGGCAGATATAGCATATGAGATATCATTAGTTGACGGTGTAAATAGTGTTGTTCCTCCTACAATTAATAATCCTACCGGTGAGTTGATTGTTATTACAAATAAATTTGAAACCACTTCTGGGTATAGTGGAAATATTTTTGAAATGTCTAAAGCAATTAGGGATGGTGTTCTTTATCCGTCACTTGATCCTTCAATTTTTGAAGTCAAATATCCTGATATTGATATTGTTGGCAAGGTATTAGGAGATTATTAATGGCCCATTATTTTATAAAGCCGGACAAAGATGCAACACTTATAAGAGGTGCTTCGATTGAAGGGACATCTAGCAAGTTTAATTTAGGTGGTGATGAGATACTTGAAGTTGGAAAAGCATTTGATGCCGGCTCAACATCCGTTGGCAGTATTCAAAGAGCACTAATAAAATTTCCATTGACACAAGTTTCAAAATCAGTTGCAAATGGAGAAATTGGATCAGATGTAAAATTTTATCTTAACTTGTATGATGCAGGATCTTTTGAATTAACAAGAGATGATAACTCATTGGAAGTTTATGTTATATCTCAGAGCTGGACTGAAGGTGACGGAAAGTTAACTGACAGCCCGCATATTCAAGAAGGTGTGAGCTGGCGATATAGAACAGGTGTAACACAATCATTAGAATGGAAATCAGGAAGCACATCTGATTGGGGTGCTACATATTTTTCAAGCTCATTTTATTCAGCATCATTTATGTTTAGTAAGACAGGATCAGATGCTAGAATAGATGTAACTCAAATGGTGAATACATTAATCTCTGGAAGTGCATCTAATGAGGGTTTTCTTTTAAGGCGGCCTAAGTCAATAGAGGCATTAGGCAATTCAAATAATTATGGTGTGCTTAAGTTCTTTTCAAGTGATACACACACAATATACTATCCAAAACTAGAAGCAGTTTGGGACGATGCATCATGGTCAACAGGCTCATTAAGCTCTACTGATTTAGATGAGCTTGGAAAATTAGAAGTATACTTAACAAGCTTAAGACAACAATATAAATTAGGCTCAGTTTCAAAAATAAGAGTTTATGGAAGAGAAAGATATGTTGCAAGATCATTCGCAACGTCATCCGAATATTTAACTGTAAAATATTTTCCTTCCGCATCAAGTTTTTATTCCATCACAGATTCAAAGACGGATCATGTACTTATACCTTTCGGCAGCGGATCGAAACTAAGCTGTGATAGTACAAGTAACTTTTTTAAATTAAAGACAGATGGCTTAGAACCAGAACGTTATTATAATATCCATTTTAAAGTTGTTAGTGGCAGCGGAATTAATAAGACAGTAGAGTACTTGGACAATAAACATTCATTTAAGATAGTAGAATAATGCCGTATACAGAACAAGAATTAGAAGCAAATAGCCACTATCAATCGCTTAGGGCACGGGATGAAGTTATCTACGCTGATAAGGTGAGTAAGGTACTGCAAAGATTTTTAGATAGAGAGTTAAAAAATTATTCTAGTGAGATTCAAACAAAAAAGCAATCATTGAGAGAGTTAGATGGCTCAATTAGGTTATTTGAAGATCCACAATCTGGAGAATCTTATACAGATCCAGCACAAAATTTAAATGTAGAAATTTATCAGAGAAGATACAGAACTAAAGACAAAACATTTGACTATATAGATAGAGACTTTAAGGAGCTGTAATGGCAGGCCAACAATCAAATCAACAATCAGATCCAGATCCAGCTGAAACGTTTCACGCAACTCATCCAGATCAGACTCAGCCAAGAAAAGAGCCTACAAACCCAAAGAGCAGAAGGCTACAGATTCTACCTGATAAGATTGCCAAGTTTGTTGTGTTACCGGATACTAATGATTGGATACCGTTTAGAGACGCAAATTATTATGAGCAATTTTCAGGTGAAGCTTACCTATCACCTAAATGGCCTGACCAACACTATGGTGCCAGTGCAGATGATTGTATCCGTGTTAATATTCACGGCGATGATGATTCGTTAATATTAACACATTACTTAGCTAACACTGAATTCAGCAGTGACATTGATGTTGATTTAGCTAATAAACCACATGTACAACTCGATCCCGGAAAGATTTTAAGAGATTTAGGCTTTAGAAGAGGAACTTTTCGATTAGTCTTTTCATTTTATCGACATATGTTTGGCAGTCCGTATCCGCTTTTAGTTAATGGCAGTGAAAAAATTTATAGTGGTGGGTATGAAGAATTTAAGTCAGAGATATATGCAACAGATGAACATACTCCTTCAGAAACAGAGCTTGGTGCAAAATTATATGTAAAAGAAGACAAAGCAATTATTACAAGATTTAGTGCTGATAGAACTGAAATTATTTTGTCACCGAACTTTGTAAATGATGCAAGTTATTTAGAAAGATTTAGAACTGCAGCATACACATGTTTAAATGATTTTAACGAAGCAGGACAAACAGCATCATTTCCAGGAGGACAAGATTCAAATTTGATCGCGCTAGCAGGATATGATAGTATACCAAGAAGCTTTATAAATGGAAAAATAAGAATTAATGATACCTACTTTCTTGGTAAAAGAGTAATACCAGCACTAGAAGCTAGCTATGTCGTAGAGCCAACGTTAACAACACAAGTAAAAACAGTTAATCTATTAAGAGGACGTTATCTGGACAGTACTTTTAATTGGAAGACACATAGGGTGTATCCGGATTTGAATTCTGTCAATTCACTATCAGGTGCTAATCCTAATTTAATGATAGCTGAAACTGTTGTTGAGGACACACCAGTAGGAAATCAGGCAGTAAAAGTTGCTTATCAAACAACAGAGGTAAATCAATCCACAACGACTGCTAACAGGGCAATATTAATTAATCCTTACCTAAAAGTATATCGACCTGTTAATAATACAGAAATGTCATTTAGTGTTTATGCTAGAGGCGGCCCGGGAACAATCGGTTCATATTGGAGATTGCAGGCTCATGCAGGATCGTGGGGACCGGCTGATCATACAAAATATTCAGAAATGTTTGAAGTTACAGATGCCTGGCAAAGAATATCATTTGCATTTGTATTAAGTGGTTTAAGTGAAACTAATGATATATTAACGTTAAGAATAGAACACTTTCCCAATGGAAAATATAATACAGAATCAGATGATGTTATTGGCCTACACTTTTTCTACACAGGTGCACAATTAGAATTAGGCCACACTGTAACAGAATTTACAAGAAATGAAGATGAGACATCGAAAGATGTTCAAGTGGCAGAAAAAGGAACAATTAGATTTGCTGATCCTGCACACTCTAATCACATAGAAAGAAAACGACTAATTGCTGATCTTAATGCCACTGATGATCCTTTTACACAAAAGATGGTGGGAAATCAAATACTCATTAAAGATGCAATAACCATAGATGACTTGTCGTCATTCATATCAGTCGAAGAAACAGATCATAAAGAAATTGTAAATTATGCAGGAAGCTTATCTGCAGATGCTGACTGGGCAATACCAGGGAGTTATCAACCGGTCAGAATGATGAACAGCATAGAAACAAAGTGGAATAATCAACTACATGGCAAGGCTATTATTGTTGCAGATCAGTATAGCAGACGAGCATTCTCATCCGGATTTAATACCTTTAATCCTTATGCAAAATGGAGTGAAACAGGGACATCTGGAATAGGTTATCATCCACATTGGATATATAATCCAGATGATGAAGCTGAAGTAGTAATGTACTTCCCAGATATAAATTATATTCCTGAAATTCTGGAGGCAAGAAAAGCTAGAGCATTAGAAGTATGGAATGATCCTGATGTTGGATGGTATGCCAGCAAAGGACTGACTGACCCGCGGGTAGAAAACAACTATGTAAACCAACCTTGGTGGCAACATAGATATCAAGCCATTGGTATGGATGTGGGCGGACGTACAGGTCAATCTAATGCCATAGGCTCACTAGCTTCTTCTGGCGCAAAGCCAGGAGATACTGTAAGAATTAGCTGGACGCAAAAATCTATACCTGCAAATCCTACTTTTGATGACGGCGGTCGAAAAGGTGCACATGTGAAACTGCGCCATTATAGAGAAACATTATATACATCCCCCGGGCCACCAGACATTAATGCATCAGAAGTTAGACATGAAATGTTGAATATGATCCAAAATCCATGGGCTTTTTGGCAAGAAAGAGGAAGAGACACCGAAATTGCGAATATGATTATGGATAATGATTTTGTTGTCGCAAATGCTGAAAGACCTCAAGGCGCCAATGTGTGGGATCCTAACAATGATCTACGGGGATTGCAAACATATAAGCTGGTAAAGACTACTGTTCCAGACACAACTGAACCGCTTGGTGGCACACTAACAAAAGAAGTGGTATCACAGATTGACCTCGCAAACGCCATCAGCAATGATGGCGGAAGAGTAAATTTTATAGTTTTTGGTGGAGATAATGGCCACATCTATGAAGGAAATTTTTATAATGCAACTGATATGGATGGCATTCACTCGCTAGAACAAGCTGCCAACGGCAGAGGAAAATTAATTGCTGCTAGCTTCCTACCGACAGATGATATTGGTTCGGCTATGTATGATCAGTCATTTCCCTATTGGAATACACAAGCCACATTGCCAACAGGAGAAAAGCCTACGGTTACGTATAATATGAGTGTTGAAGAATCAGTCGCTTTTGGTTTAATAAGGATGCCAATAGGACACACCACAACTGACTGGGTATGGCATCAAGCGGAAGGAACGTATACTATTCAGAACATACATGTTCAAAATGGATGGGAGTATAATGATGCTACTGACACCTGGTTTGGCGGTGGCAGCCAAGCAGCAAACCCAGATGGGTTAATAATACCTGCACTCATTCAGATAGGCACAGAACAATATTTATGTGAAGCACTTGGCTGGATTTGGCAAGGTAACGGTTGGAGCTCAATTGCAAAATTATTATTAGGTGATGTATTCTATAATAGCTATTCAGTAGCAGCATACATCGGCACTTACCCCATCGTAGATAATTGGACTAATGGTGATTATATAGTCCCAACAAACTCAGAACAAATTTATCCATCGTATGACTATGTTCATGAACTCAATGGATTGGATGAAAAGACAACATCGGTTGATGGCATGTTTACTTGGCATGGAGTTAATGGGTGGGTAATCACTGAGGCAGCACTCGCTGAAAATGCTAATGGTGCTGATCCTGCCCAAGTAAATGCTGACGGAACTATTACTCTTTCTTCCATGAAGTACACTGATCTGCTGACAACACTTCCGGATGGTAATGGTGCGTCCTGGGCGCGAGGTGATTTCCCTTGCTTTGAACTTAATGAATGGGAAGAAACTAGTTTTGATTTTATAATACCAGAGGACGGAACATTCGGACTATATAACAATGTAGGCGTTTCATTTTTTGGGCATAGAATGGGTTTTGGTGAATTATGGGTAAAAGATGCCAGAGTTGATATCTTACTTACATCCAATCAAAGAATTAAAGTCGATCAAACAGCAAAGCTAGGGCCGCTACTTTTAACAATTGATGAAGTATTATCAAATAATGAAATTGTCGTAACAGAAGAATATGATGATGCTGCAAACAACCAAGGGCGAGTTATTGCCAATATACCAGTTAATAAATATACTACATTTGGCGCTGGGTTTGAAATCGGGTATACTGAAGCTGATGAAGAAGTTCAGATTGTTATGGCTCGTTATGAAGCCAAAATTTTAGATATTGTTAACAATAGCTTTGGTAAGTGTTTAGTTGTCAATAAGACATTTAGAGAAGCCGCCGGCGGAGTAAATGCCATTAGCGGAAGTTCAGATTCCCCCAACCCAGAAGATAATTTTGATCAATTCTTTGTTAGGCACAGACTTAAAGATTCAGATAATTTATTTACAAGAATAGTTTTTGGTTCTGAGGAAGAATCACTAGTTGTCAATTTTAAACCAGTAAATGTAACAAATTATCCAGGATCAATTGCATATAAATTATTATCTCCTGTGCCAGATAAGATACAGAAGTATGATACAGCGTATATAGTGACCGAGGTCACACCTGACCTTGAAGAGACAGTTACATTACTACCTTTTATAGATGAGCTTTTACCAGAGACAGTTTTAAGAGCACCAAAGCTTGATGAAGTTGAACCAGTAATCAACAAAAGAGAAACAGAGTATAGAAGTCATACAGACTTAGTTGGTGTAGAAACAGACACAAGAAAACAATTAGAAGATAAAATATTCAGCGGAAGCTTGCTAGACGTCAGTATTAATGTTGACTATACTAATTTTGAGAATTTTTCACATTTTGGCTCTGTATCGAAAAGAATAGAAAATTATAAAACTAAGCTGACAAATATAGAGTCACATGTTGCAAAAAGTCAGTCGTATGCAGCCATTGATGCATCATCAACTGATCGAGAACATTGGGATATGAAGAAGCGTCAGGTTGTTAACGGTCTAGACGATTTTGAAAATTATATGTATTTCCAAAGTGCTTCTTATGTTTCAAGTTCTAATGGAATTGAATATGACAACTCATCCCCAAAAAGATCTGGTGATGGAACATTAACTAATCCTTATGTTTTATATTCTGTTACTAGTTCTAATTTTATATCTTGGTATGACAGAGTTCACGCATCAGCATCAACTTATGATAATACAAATACAAATAGAATAGTCAATCTTACACCTGCGCATATTACATATGATGCCTCTAATGAGCCCTTCGTAAGATTTATGGACATGTTAGGGCATCACTACGATATTATATGGACACATATAAAACACATGACAGATGTCCATGATAGATCTGAAGATATAACAAAAGGCATATCTGCACAGCTTGTTCAACCGATTGCAGAATCAATGGGATTTAAAATGCTTGAAGGCAGAGATCTTGCGAGGCTGCCACAATATCATCTTGGCCTCAACGAATCAGGATCAGGCACAGGTGTTTTTAGCGTTCGATACACAAAAAAATCACAACAAGATGTTACAAGAGAAATATGGAATAGAATACTTTCAACAATGCCCTATATTTTAAAAACAAAAGGAACAAAACAAAGTTTAAAAGCATTGATCGCAGCATACGGTATTCCAACATCTATACTAAGAATTCAAGAATACGGCGGTCCAAAAATTTCTGGCGGTTCACCTGAATTTGAATTAACACAAAAATATACATACGCATTGGACCTTAAAGGCTCACAAAATTTAGCATCACCGTGGTATAAGATTAATGGTAAAGCAAATGATACAATAGAACTCAGATTCAAAACAGAAACTGAAAGAGACACTATGATTGCCACAAAGAATGATTCAAATAACAAAGTTGAATCAGCAATATACATTGAAGATGTTAGTGGATCAGATACAAAAGGTAAATTAGCATTTGCAATTTCATCTAGTGATGGTTTTGTTTCAGCTAGCCTACAACCATTACCTGTCTATAACGGTGAGTACTGGTCAGTTATGGTAAGACGTAGAAGCGGTGCATCGGATTTTAGTAGCAGCTATTCTGACATGTTTATCACAGCTGACGAAAATCCTACAACACAAAGTTTTGACATATTTGCTGGATTTTATGATTCAACGACAGATGAAATAATTACAAAAGCATCTGCAAGTATAAAACTCTCTGGTTCAAGTCAATTAGTTGCTTGGCATCAGACATCATCAATTGGTGATAATTACTGGCATATAGGCGGTAAAACACAAACGGCTGAAGAAGCAACATTATACGGATCAAAGTTAACTGGGTCATTGATGGAATGGCGGCATTGGAGCACACCGTTAACAGAATCAGCATTCTGGAATCATGTCCAAGCACCAAAGGCACTCAATGGAAATCATGAGAGCTCATCATATTTTGATATGAATTTACGCTTTTCAATGGATGACAAAGCAAATTTATATTCTAGTCCAAATATCGTAAAAGATTATTCACTAACAGGTGATCAAGTATACGCAACAGCATCCTCATTTCCAAATGAAATTAATTTTAGTTCTGTATCAGATAGACAAAAGGCGTTTATGCCAGCTGTTGGGCTTAACAAGACATCAAATAAAATTAGAATTGAAGGAAGAGCAAAAACTATTTATACAGATGGTACTGATCCTGTATTAAGCACAACTGAAAGAATAGAACGAGGATCATATGATACTGCGCCACTTGACTCTAATAAGCTAGGTATATTCTTCGCGCCAAGTGATGTTATAAATGAAGATATAATTTTATCATTAGCTGACTTAGATTTTGGTTCATACATGGGTGATCCAAGAGACACATACGCTGATAGATATGTTCACGGTAAACTTGATAGTATTGCTGACACATATTGGCAAAAGTGGACAACAAAATTTAATTTTTGGGATTATTTAAAACTCATTAAGTATTATGATTTAAGTTTATTTGATCACTTGCGTCGTTTATCACCTGCAAGAGCGAAGAAAAATATTGGTATATTAATAGAACCAACTATTTTAGAAAGACCCAAAGCAGTTGTTGGCAAAAAACCATTAGTAGAAGATTTATTAAAAGAAGTCGCACTAACTGCTACAGCACAATACAGTCAAAGCGCAGAATCAATATGGAAAGAAGATGCCATACAATATTTATACAATTTATATCCAACATCTTCTAATGTAACATACACTGCAAACGTGTCCGGATCAGATTCTAGAAAAGATAATCGTAATGTAGAATCTTCAAATTTATTGCACCGGACTGGTATTACTGATATGCTGGGCACTAGAAAATTTTCTGGCTCTAGAGAGGACTATTCAAAAGCGTTTAGCTGGTCATTTGATGATTCAATATCGGTAAAATCAGGAAGGCATGATTATAAAACAGTATCATCATCAACAATTCCACTTCGCGCTCAAATACGCTCATTTTCGTATGATAATTTACTTGATCCAGAAGACAACGATTACGTAGATAATTGCAATGTGTACACTGGCGGTGGAAGCAATATATTCTTTGAAACCCTACAGCCCATGGCGACTGGCTCTATAACATCACTATTTAATGATAAGAGTATCTATCATTATAGCTCATCTGTTAGTAAATCACAAGGATTATGGTATTCAGCATCATTAGAAAAATCAAATACTGATTCACTATTTACAACACACACTGGCCTATTTAATTTAGCGTATGGTGGCTGTAGTGAAGATGGGTCAACTGTTCCGGAAGGAAATCAAGTTGCTGTTGAAATAACTGAGGTTAATCCATACATGGTAACAACAATTTCATCTGGAGATACACTCGTGGATGTACAACTAGATCAAGAATAGTAACAAAATTAAAAATCATGATATTTATTAAAAAGTTCTATTATATTTAAAAATTTGGAGAATAAACAATGGGATATCTTAACAACGCGACTACTGTTTTAGACGCAATATTAACAAAAAAAGGAAGAGAACTACTCTCACGTGGGGAACAAGCTTTTAATATAACAAAATTTGCTGTTTCCGATGATGAAGTAGATTATTCTCTATGGAATGTGGCACATCCGCTTGGAACAGACTACTATGGAACTGTCATAGAAAATCTGCCGCTGTTAGAACCAACAACTGATCCTGATACTGTAATGAAGTATAAGTTGATCACAAGAAATGACAACCCAAACAAACTTCCAGTTTTATCAACAATTGCTGATAGATCTGTGCAGTGGGTTACTGATACAGCAGGGACAGGAGAAATCATAACACCGAATATGATTAATGGTGGCTCAGTTACCGGTGACTATATGTTTACAATACTAAATTCTTCTATTGCGTACTTAACAACAGCAACCAATACAGGAACAGGAACTGGTGACATAGATTATATAGGCAGTGTTGATTCAATAAGCCAAACAGTTAAAGGCTCAACATGCACTATTATTGCCAAAGCAATTCCAAATAATACTGCTTCCGGTGCATCAGCAGGGCAACCTGACCCAACTACTACAGTTGTTGTAACAAGCATTGAACATGGTGCTACTGCAGCATTTACTGTAACAGTTGATTATGTATCATCATAAAAAGCTTAATTTTAAAATAACGCGAGGGTAAATTATGTCTTTTATAGACAATTCATCATTAATAGTTGATGCTGTGCTGACTAAGGTTGGCAGAGAGAGACTATCAGAGAATGATTTTACTATTGAAAAATTTGCGCTTGGTGATGATGAAGTAGATTATAGTCTATACAACGAAGCAAATACTGCAGGACCAAATAATTTTGGAATTGTAATAGAAAATATGCCGATACACCAAGCATTTACTGTTAATGATCTAGCTCTACAATATAAGCTAGTAACGCAACAAATTGGCCAAAATACAACACCTGAATTGGGTGAATCTGTTCCAAGCAACATTACTGTTACCGGTGAGGGTGATACTATTGTTATTAATCCCTCTACGATAGGTGGCTTAGATGATGAGGAATATATTTTTGAATTAGTAAATGATCTAGATGTTGTTATGACTTCTGGCGATGTAGATGCGTTAGGGGAGAGTTAAGATGCCACCAAAAGGGAATAGGCAAAAAAATCAACAAAAGAGTAGTGAAGTTGTATCACAAAAAGAGTTTACTAAAAATAGTAAAGAAACACTAGTCCAAGCAAAGATTGATGCAATTGAGCTAGGATTAGATCCAAAGGTACAAGCTATAGCTCATCAAGCAAAAGATGGTACATGGTTACCTGGCGCAGATGGTAAACAACTTGTAGCCATATTGGAAGACGAAAAAATAAAAGAAATGGATGATATTAGAAGTATCAAGGATAAAGTAAGAGATATTTCTACATTAGCAAAAGAAGATTTAGTTAAAAACACTAAAAACAAAGGCAGGGCAAGGGTAATAACAGCAGAAAGCGTTACATTAATTGCACGTGAAGTACAATCAAAATCTCAGGTAGAATTACTAGTAACTGGCATAGATTCTGGAGCACAAAAAAGAGTTGTTATAACGATTATGCCTGGCACAACTAGACTAGGGAAGCTAATTAATGGTGAACTACCAAATTTTAATTTTGGTGCTGGTGATAAAAGAAGAACAAAAAAGAAGAAAAAATCCGTAAAAGGTGCAAAAAATAAGAGAGCTAAAGCAAGAAGCAAAGCTGCCGTGGATAGAGCAAAAGCATCAATTGCAGATATAGCTAACAACCTCGATGGAAACCAATCAGTTGACCCTGTCAATTATGCTGACGACGGAATTGATGATGGTATTCTTAACATGGAAAAATAATTAAAACATATAAAATGTTTAAACAACAATATTTATAAACGATTTAGGAGTTAAAAGATGTCGATATTTACAGATTTCCATTCAACAGATGATATAAAACCAGGACAGATAAGCATAGTATCTTCGGGTATGTGGTCCGGAGGTGTGGGTTCACTCACAGCATTTTATACATCATCGACGCAAAGTGGAAGCACAGGCGAACATTATTATGATGTTTATAACGGTGTTGTTGGCACAAACGCGACAGCATCTGTTCAATTTTCAGTAGCTTACGGACACTACGCAGGAAGTGGCTCATTAACAGGCGACTCTAATAACAGTTCAGCAAAAGCTATTTACAGACAATTAAGAAATTTATTACTGCCACAAGGTACTGAAAAATTCCAAGCAGGTGCCTTTCTAGGTGGTGGAACAGACGCTGATACTGATGTTATATGGGCACTCAGCATGAATAGGGGCAGATTAAAAGAAAAAATGGATCCAGGTAACTGGGAACTGCGCCTTCAAGCACCAGATGCTGGAAAGATAATTCATCTAATTGATGATAGTGGTGCAACCTCTGATCCTAGCGTAAGAAGCACAGTAAGGGAATTTAATGTAATCTCAGGTTCTATTGCAACAGGAGCAGCAGTTATTGGACCTGTATCTGCAGCAACACATTCATTTGGAAAATTTTATCCTGAAACTGGCATTCTTATTTTAGATTCGACAAAAGTAAATGATGGCGGGGCAAACGGTATTTCAATGTCAGCTTATAACACAGCATCTAATACGGATGGAAATAATGCTGCTGTATTTTTTAATGCTGTAAGTAGTGGTTCATACTTTGCTGCAAGACGTGAAGAACAGATTAAATCAACACATTATTTCTGCAGAGTAAAACATAATCAATATAACCACAGCCAAAATCCTACATATACGTCAGGTAGTGATGGTGACTTAACTATCTCTTCTTTTAGAAATGATCCAAAGTCATATATTACAACTGTTGGTTTGTATAACACCACGAATGAATTATTGGCTGTTGCTAAGCTTTCAAAACCAATTTTAAAATCTAGCAGCAGGGAAGCACTCATAAAGGTTAGGCTCGACTTTTAAAGACATAACGTCTTGATTAAGCCCCTTTTATTGAGGGGCTTTTTTATTAATGAACAAAGTTATAGTATCAAATATTTATTACTAAACTGGATAGGCAAATGTTTAGAGATATATCACCAGATGATAAAGCAGTTACACCGATAACTGTACATAAGCGTTTTTTGGCACAAAAGTATGATACTGTTGACAGTACAGCATACTTGGGTGTTATGTCAATGCAAGGCACGAAAGCTACAGATGCACAATTGCACTCATTTGAAACTGCATCTGTACATTCTGGTCCTTCTGCATCATTTGTTTCCGGAGGAGTTACATATACAAGGTATGGTTATCTTCTATATAATCAAATCCATAATCAATTTTTTAATTATGCAACTGCACCCAACCCAAGAAATAATACAACACCACAGCCACAATGGGTATTAGATCAATATTATAAACCGTGGGGCCGCGGTGGAATTGTTTCCGGAAGCAATACAGACGCTGATTGGGAGACACTTGGCTTAAGAAAAATACATGATAAAGTTAATGTCTTTAGTATCCCACAAAGACTTTATGGAGAACAAATTAAAACCGGCTCTGTAGAAATAACAGATTATTCTACGACTGGTGTAATAAAAATTAAAGATGATGGCTATGGAAATCTATATGATTCTGATTATGAAATAAATTTTTTAAGTGGCAGTCTTACAGCTAATGAATCAGGTTCTTCAGTTGGGACTGTCTCATATACACATGGCTTAGTAATGATAACTGATACTGGCAGCTATGGAACTGTTGGGATGGGTACTGGTTCAAATGGTTGGAAACTAGAATGGGATGCTACAAAGACAATTCAACAGCATGAATTCACATGTATAATACCGCAAAACACATTCAATAGAACTAGAAACATAAGTGTAACAGAAGCTAGATCTGGAAGTATGAATATAAATGCTAGCGTTGCAACGGAAAATAATTACTATTATTCGCAAAAAATAGAAAATTATGTTACACATTCAGCAGTTCAAAAATTAAGAACTTTCTTGCCAAGCCCTGCTGAAACTATGTACAATACGTCATCTGCTTACACAGCAGCGAATAATATACAAAGTTTTGCAACACATTCATTCTTTGCACCGTATATAACGACAATTGGTTTGTACAATGACTTTAATGAGTTATTGGCAGTTGCCAAATTAGGCAGTGCAATTAGAAATGATCCTGAGTTAGCCTTGTCTTTTGTGGTAAGATTTGATATTTAATATAATAGGAGAAAACAGATGTTAAAGAAAATATGTATTGGGTTATTACTAACCTCATCTTTGTTTGCAGAAAATGAGATTTGGAAATTTTTTAAATATTCAACTGCTTATGCTAGCTTTAGCTTAAATGCCCCTAGATACCAAGATGACAAATTTTCAATTGTTGGTGGTTTATCTACTGGTAACTTGCTAGTTGAACGAACTGAAGGTGAATTCAAACCGGACTTTCAAAAATCATTTGGATTAAGAAAAATTGGTAGATTTAAATACGAACCAAAAAGAGGCGTTAAGAATGCTGGCAATGGCGGAACTTGGTATGATGGATCTGAACAATCAGCAAATGAGATGGCAACATTCGGACCTGTTAAGGGTTACGAATATTTGATTAAGTGGTCTCAAGGACGCCAGTGGGGAAATGAATATCTAAATTCAGAATACTGGTTAAGATATGTTGGTGACTGGTTCATTGCAAAACTCGGCTGGACGGAATTAGGATTGGAAGATATCAATTATGGACAAGGCGATTTCAGATTTAAATGGACGCCCGAAGTATTAGGCAACAGAGTCAATTTCAGCATAGGTGCTAAACATAGACAACATCCTGTATATGGATTTGATGCTATGGTGTTGGATACTACATGGTACAGAGGTTCGTGGTGGGCATTTGCTGAAGATAAATTAGGTGTTGATGACAATCAATGGGGTGATGCTAATGCTCTTGATGAAGATGGAAATTGGATTCATCAAGAACTATTAGAATACATAAATGGTGAATGGGTGCCGATTGAAGGTGATGGTCCTTTTTGGAATGGTCAAGGTGAATATTGGGGACATGA